CGGGTGTCCAATTGATAGCAACCGCTCACGGCAACACGCTGGAAAACTTGGTCGCAAATCCGCTTCTTTGCGATTTGGTCGGTGGCGTTCAAGCGGTCACGCTTTCGGACGAAGAAGCGAGAAGGCGCGGGACGCAAAAAACTGTGTTGGAACGCAAAGCGCCACCAACTTTTGATGTCGTCGTGGAACTGATTGACCGTCACAAAGTTGCCATCCATCACGACACAGCAAAAGCAGTAGATGCTTTGCTGAGGGGCAAACCTTTGCAGCCTGAAGTTCGTGAAGAATTGCCTGACGGGAAGTTCAGAGTTATTCAGGAGGCGAAGTTGCCGGAAGACGAAGAACACAAAATGCCTGAAGGGTTGCGGCTTTCCCGGGAGAAAGGCGGGAAACTTTACGCTTTCGGGGTTTCTAAAAAGCATCTTGAACGCGCTGCACTCACTTTGAACATACCGCTAAGGTTGGTCAACCATCCAAGCGATGCCGATTTTGTGCTCACCCTTGAATCTCACTTGCGCAAGCACAGCAACTTGAGAAACTTGGCTCAAAGGGGTGATAAACCTGTTTTCACCATCCGAAGCAACACCTACGCGCAAGTTGAGAGGTTGTTGAGACTCGTTTTCGGGATAAGTCGGACACCAGAAGAGGAACTGGCGATAAAGGAAGCGGAGTCCGCTGCTCGCATCGTCTTGCAAGAAAAGCGCCCAGTTGAGTTGACCCCAGTTGGACCGCATTTGCGTAAACTTCAGCACCAAATTGCTGAACGATATCACCTGCCGAGTGAGTCCATTGGACGCGAACCCCGCCGCCGAGTTGTGATCTACCCGAACGAAGATTAAAGTTTGCTTCACTACTGTCAAGGAGGGTTTCAAAGTGCGCGGTTTGTTCGTGACTGTGGAAGGAGTTGAAGGGAGCGGTAAAACAACGGTAACGCATTCTCTCGCCGAATGGTTGCGGCAGAAAGGATTTAAAGTGCTTGTAACGGCTGAGCCGGGGGACACACCGCTTGGAGCGCGTATTCGCGATTTGCTGGCAAATTTCAGCGAAAGAACGGCTTGGGCGGAAGCATTTTTGTTCCTTGCCGACCGAGCCGAACATGTGGAGCGGGTTATCAACCCCGCTTTGGAGCGGGGCGAAATCGTTTTATGCGACCGATTCACCGATAGCACTATCGCTTACCAAGCATTTGGGCTGGGGTTACCTTTGGAGACGCTAAATGAACTCAATCGGATTGCCACCAACGGGCTTGTGCCCGACTTGACTTTGCTTTTGGATGTTGACCCTGAGACGGGATTGCAAAGGGTGAAAAACGAGACTGTTTTTGAGCGAAGACAACTGCATTTCCATCAACGAGTCCGATGGGGTTACCTGTGGCTGGCGAAGCGGGAACCAAACCGGATAAAGGTTGTGGATGCTTCCCAGCCACTTGAGATCGTCATTTCCAAAGCGCAGCGGTATGTTGAGGAGGCATTGGTGAGATGGCGTTGAGAAACTTCGTTGGGAACGAACATGCTGTCCGCTTCCTTCGCCGAATGACGGAGAAAGGCACATTGCCGCATGCTTGGCTCTTTTACGGTCCACCACAAGTCGGTAAGAGAACTTTGGCGATTGAATGGGCGAAGTTGTTAAATTGTCAATCACCGTCGCAAACCAGCGATGGGCTTGACTCTTGCGACCAATGCCCATCTTGTCGCCACCTTTCGCCTGACCGACCATCATACGCTCAAACTCACCCCGCAGTCCAAGTCGTTGACACTGTTATGGCTGCATATTGGGAGGCGGTGGAGAAAGCGAAGGAGACGGAGGAAGTTGACCCCACAAAGTTGAAGCCGAAACTTTCCTTGGGCATCAACGCAATTCGCACTCTTCGCGAAACTTTGTCCCATCAAACACTTTGGCGTTATCGGGTCATCATTGTGGACGAGGCTGAGAGGTTAACGGAGGAAGCATCTGCCGCGCTTCTCAAGACTTTAGAAGAGCCGCCGGACCGAACTTTGTTCATTTTGGTCAGCGCAAATCCTTGGGCTATCCACCCAACCATTAGGTCTCGTTGTCAACCCTTGAGTTTTCGCCTTGTGCCATCCCATGCCATTTTCTCGGTCCTGAAAGCGAAGGGGGTGACAGATGACGAGGCATCTCTCGTTGTTCGGTTAGCAAGGGGGAGGGTAGGGTGGGCTATCAATGCTGTTCGCGAACCGAGTTGGCAGCAGGTTCGTGAGCGTTTGTTCAATTTGCTCAACATGATGGTGGCGATGAGTTGGTGGGATGTTTCCCGATTTGCGGAGATAGCCACGAGAGGTCTGGAAGAAATTGAATCTGAAAGCGAAACATCAATGGCTTCACAGCGAAGGCAACTTGAGGAACTGATTGAAGGGCTAATGTTGGGATGGAGGGATATTTTAGCCACAGCGTTGGGGCTTGACGATTTAGTTGTCAACACCGATTGGTTGCCGATACTGAAGCGAGCGGCGAAATCACCCGGGTGGGCTATAAAGGTGCTTCAAGAACTTCGCCAAACTTACCGCCGAATTCGCCCACCTCTCAATGCAAACCCACAACTTGCTCTTGAACTTTTGGCAATCCAAGTTATGCAAGGTGCGCTACAATGAAGCGATGGTTGGGCGGTTAGCTCAGTGGCAAGAGCGCCTGCCTTACAAGCAGGAGGTCGGAGGTTCAATTCCTCCACCGCCCACCACGATTGAAAACGCAAGTAAAACAAGGCTTTTTTCGCATCGCTCTTTCCCCGACGAAAGGTTCGTTTTCCTGCAACCTCCTGCCTATTGTAGCACTTAAATGCTAATGGTGAAAGTGATGTGGGACGACATCGTTAAATATGCTGAAGAATACCTTTACTATCCCGATGCCAACACGAAACTGAAACTTTCGGGGATACAGAGAGAGGCTTTAGAGGCGTTGGCGGAACATAAAGTTGTGGTTGTTTGTGTCCCGAAACGGCAGGGAAAGACACTCATATCCGCTGTGGCAGCCCTCTACGCTCTTACCTGTATCCCTAACTCGGTTACTATTATTCTTTCAACGAGCCGTGAGCATGCAGCGGGGGTAGCGTTTAGACGAGTGAAAGAACTCATCAACATAAAGAAACGGAAGTTATCTTCGGAGTATCTTCGTAAGATGAACCGACGGCTTAAGATTTCGCAAACCCACATAACATGCCGGCTGGATGGTGGCGGGGAAAGTTTGATTGAAACCGTCCCTTGTGTTGTGGAAGCGGTTGCGGGTAAACTTTACGATTTGTTAATCATAGACGAGTTAGCGTTAATTGCTGACGAAGAGGTTGTTTCCGTTGCGATGAGCCAATCGGAAAAGCCCAACTCTCGTGTTCTCATCACATCCACAGCATCGTCTCAAGACCATTTGTTATACAGGCTGTATCAGGAATCGCAGCACGAAGGTTCAAACATCCATTTCATTTACCGTTCGGGTTGGGATTTCTACAAATCCGACGAGTGTAACCCGTTAATCACTACGGAGTTTCTTGAAACGCAGCGGAAGCGGATGATTGAACCTCTCTTTCGTCGTTACTTCCTTAACGAGTTCGGGACATATAATGAAAACCTTGTGTTTTCGGAAATCAAGACTGTGGACATAGACCCTGACCCGACGGTTTTTGAATGTTACGAGACTTACATCGGGATAGATAGAGCGTTACCGCATTCGCAACATGGAGACTATTCCGCAGCGGTTACAATTCACAAAATCCTCTTACCCGACGGTTCTGTGAATTACCTTGTAGGTGATGCCACGATTTTCCCGACGGGGGAATTTGAAGAAATTTGGGGTTACATCATGGATGTGAACTCAAAACATCCGCTCGCAGCAATTGCTTTTGAAGTTTACCAATGTTACGACATATACTCATCCGCTCAACGAGCGGGGATATCAACGGAACTCATTCATGTCACTGCTAACTTGAAGGCTATCGCGTTCAACAAACTCCATTCGCTCTTAACTACCGACAGGTTAATCATTCCGAGCAAGTTCACTGAACTTATCAAACAACTCTCTCGGTTGAGATACAGAAACGGTCGTTACGAAGCCCCGTCAGGTGAACATGACGACCTCGTTTACGCACTCGTTTGGGCGATTGATGTTGCAACGAAGCGGGATTTGTCTCCATTCTTCTTTGAACCTTTCTTTCTGCGTTAGCCCAAACCTAATTGCTAATGGTGGTCATGATGAGTTTATTAGAGCGATTGAAGCGTTTTATTTTCCGAAACGAGCAAATCATTGAAATTCCCGACACAACAATCACGACGGTTTCGTTAGAGGAAATCGCTAACAATCCGTTGTTTCGGGCTGCGTTGAACCGCATCGCTCAGTCCGCAGCATCCGTTCCCCTCAAGGTTTACGATGGTGATAAGGAAACCAACCATCATTTGTCCGAGCGGTTCGGGGACGGTCTTTCAACTCATCAAGCAATCCAACTCATCGTTAATGACCTCTACATTTACGGAAACTCGTTTTTCTTGGTCAAGCGTGTAGGGAAACGAGCGGTTGGTTTATCTTACATTCCTTTCCACTCCGTTTCGGTAAGTGAAAATCAAATTACCGTTTTCACGGAGACGGGAACTCAACCGATTGTGCGGGAAAACTTAGTTTGGTTCAAGTTCGTTAACCCTGCCGACCCGAACGGGCTCGGGGTTAGTGTTGCTCAATCGTTAGCCTTCCACATAAAACTACTCAACGAGATAGACAGGCTAAGTTACGAGTATTTCAGGAACGGGGCTGTCCCGTTGGGATTAATCAAAGTTTCCACACCTATGGAGAAGGCATCTTTGGAGAAAGAGCGGGAAAAGTTTCATGCAACTTTTGGCAGGGGCAATCGTTTTCAGTGGTTCATCACAACTTCGGGGGTCACGCTGGAAACGGTTAACGCACAACTTCGGTTAGGTGACCTTCCTGAAATTCGTAGAACCCTTCGTGAAGAAATCCTTTCGGCGTTGAATGTCCCTCCAGCCGTCCTCGGGTTTTACGAGTATGCGAACTATGCCAACGCTCGTGAGCAAACGAAGATATTTTGGCGGGAAACTGTCATCCCGCTGCTTACCCTCATCGCTGAAACCATCAACTCTCAGTATCTTTCTCAAATTAAATCTACTCTGTGGTGTGAGTTTGATTTGACTTCGGTTCCATACACGAAAGAGCGGTTAGATGAGGTGGCAAGTTCACTTCGGGTTTTAGTTGAAAGTGGCATTATCACGATTAACGAAGCAAGGGAAATTCTCGGTTTCAACGAACCGTTGGGTTGGGGCGATACATGGTGGGGTAGTCTCAATACCGTGCCCATCGCTGAAGGTGAATGATTGTGAAGTGGCTAAAGTTTTATCGTTTTCAGTCCAAGTGTGAGAGAGCCCTCGCTGCGGGGGTTAGACGTTACGCTCGTAGACTTAGGAAACGGGTTATGCAGCAACTCAAATATTTGAACTTGAACCTCAACGAAGAATTTGACGACCTATGGAACGAATTAGAGCCCACATTAGCCGAAGCCCTTCGTCAGTTACCGCTTCATTTCGGATTAGATGTGGATTTCAACCTTTACGACCCTCGTGTTTCGGCTAGGTTACTTTCGCACAAACGACGGATTCGCTATATAACCGAAGCAACATGGAAGCAACTCAAACGAGCGATTGACCGGGCGATAGAGCGTGGTGAAGATATAACGAAGGCTGTGAACGAAGTGTTAATTGATTTGGAAACTTGGCGTGCCGAGCGGATTGCGAGAACCGAGAGCATGGGGGCATTGAACGGGGGTTATCTTGATGCTCTAACTTCCGCAGGGTTTACTAAAAAGATGTGGGTTTCTGCGTTAGACGAACGAACGAGGGACACTCACGCACAAGCCAACGGTCAGGTTAGGGACATTTCCGAGCCTTTCCAAGTTGGCAGGGCACTTCTTCAATTTCCAGCCGACCCGTCGTGTCCTTACCCCGAGGAAATTGTTAATTGTCGTTGCACGATTGTAGAAGCCGATTAAGCCGTGAAACTTTTTATATGTATAAATCGTTTTCGCAACACCTAATTGAAAGGTGGTGATGGACGATGAAATTAGAGCGGAAACTCAATCTAACAATCAAGTCAAAAGAACCTGAGAGTGGCGTTTACACAGGTGTTGCTGCTAGCGGAGCGGTTGACAGGCTTCGTGAACGAGTGAACCTTCGTGGGCTTAAGAACTTAGATGAATATCTTGCTAACCCAATCTTACTTTACAATCACGACCCGAAGTCTCCTATTGGGGTTGTTGAAAGTGTGAACATCAAGGATGACGAGATTGAAGTTACTTTTCGGTTGGCATCAACGCCGTTAGCACAGGAAGTCAAAACCTTGATAGACGAAGGTGTTTTGAGGGCGTTATCTATCGGTTTCATTTCCTACCGTCAACGAGCCGAAGATGGGATTTTGATTCACGACGAATGGACTTGGGTTGAGACTTCGGTTGTCAGCATTCCTGCCAACCCGCAGGCACTTATCAAGCGGGAATTAGAAGACGAACTCGTGACCAAGGGGACGACCCCGTTTATGGATTGGGATTTGGACATGGAACGGAGTTGGGATGCGGACGAGAGTGAAAAACGATGGCGGAAATGGTGTGGGGTTGAAACGAACGATGACCTTGAAGACCCTGAAAAACGGAGAAAGTATCGTGGTCGTTTCTTTTGGTGGGATGGTGAAGGGACGAATTTCGGGGGTTATAAGTTACCGTTCGTTGATATAGTGGACGGTAAACCCATGGCGATTTGGCGTGGTGTAGTGGCAGCGATGGCTGCGTTGTTAGGGGCTCGTGGTGGTGTTGATATTCCTGACGAGGACAGGAAAGCAGTTTACAACCATATCGTTAGATACTACAAGAAAGCAGACAAAGAGCCACCTGAGTATCATAAGGCGTTAGAGTTTGTGGAAGCGGTTAAGGAATTCATCAAGGGTATGAAAATTCGCTAAATGATGTGTGGTGATGCTAAGATGGACGAACTCATTCGTGAAGTCAAAGAAGCAACTCAAATCATCAAAGAGTTAGATGAACGAGTGAGTAACATTGAAGAAGTCTTGTCCAAAGGTGTCAGACTTCGTCGGGTTGTCGTGTCGGGTTCTACACCAAAGGAAAAGTTTGAGAACTTTCTCGTGACACCACAGACCGACCCTGAACTCAAGCAGTGGCAAGATTTGTGTGATGCTTATACTGTTTATGCTTTACTTCGTCATCGCCGTGGTTTGCCCGTTGAAGGTTGGCTTCACCAGCGGTTCGTTGAGGTTGTTAAAACCGTCACTTCTGCCGAATTGCCCGGCTACATCCCCACTACTTTTTCCGCTCGTGTCTTTGAGTTGATTCGTCTTCAACCTGCCGTTCACGGGTTGTTTGAGAAAGTTGACATGCCTTCCGAGATTTACAAGCCTGCGGTTGCGTTTAGCGGAATTGAAGTTCGTGGTGTAGATGCTGGTGGGTCAATTTCCTTGTCTGATGTCTCCGCACCTAATGTTGAGTTCAGGGCAAAGAAGTTGGTGGCTGCGGTTGCAGTTGCCGACGAAGTTACCGAAGACAGCATTGTTCCTATCGTTCCAGCCCTTCAGCGTGAATTCGCTTATGCCTTTGGAGATGCGTTGGACAAGGTTATTCTTCGTGGCGATACAACGAGTAGTGACAACTTGCTGAAACTTTGGGACGGTCTAGTTAAACTTGCAGGTAACCCGCCTGCCAACCCCGTGTTTGATGCTCAAGCGGTTCGGAACGCTTTGGCGGGGCTTGATGTTGTTAACCCCAACGAGGCTGTGTTAATCGTCAATCCAACGGATTACGGGACGATGCTCGGTTGGAACGAAGTTCACACTGTGGACAAGTATGGAGTTGCTGCCACCATTTTGACTGGAGAGTTGGCGAAACTTTACGGCATTCCCGTTGTGGTGTCACCTCATGCAAATCGCCCCGTCGTCGTCCTCAGAAGGGCATTCGCAATTGGTTGGCGTAGAGGCATTAAAGTTGAGACCGACCGTGATGTTTTGTCTCTCCGAGACATTATCGTTGCTTCGTTGAGGGCAGACTTCAAGAAGTTGAGTGGCACGAATGTCGTGAAGTTGGCTCTTAGGGGTTCATAACGATAATTGAATGACTAAAATTGGGGGTAACTCCTTCATCGTGGGTTACCCCCATCGTTGCTTATTGTTCCCCTAAAACCTCTCACAAATCCCTCATGCTAATTGCTTGTGGGTGACGACTATGTTTTTTGTAGAAAAAATATTACAATCCTACCGCAGATGGAAAGTGAAAAGAAACCTCAAAAGGCTCGTTAACAAGAACTTTATCATGAAAGCGTTGGAATTGGCAGCGTTGGCGGAATTGACGAGATTGCAGATAAAGAGCCGAGATATTGAGTTCCCCTTATTGGTGAAGTTCAACATCCTTCAGACGAAAGGCGTTGATTTTTACATTTACCTTAACGATAAGCCTATGTGTGATTACCCGCTTCGTGTCAAGGTTGGTAGTTTTCATTTTAAGTCAACGCTCGTTCATGCTTACATAATCGCTATTGTGAGAGGCGATGAAAAATGAGCATTGTGGGGCAAGTTAACGAATATATCAGTCAGAAATACCCGGAAGTTGGGACAGTGACGATGCGATATGCTGAAATAGCCGTTGCGGTTGCGGAGTCAATATGCTCTCGGAAATTTGCAAAGGCAACACATACCGAGCGAACTATCGCTTACCGAGGGATGGTTTTTGTTTCAAACACACCGCTGCATGATGTGGTTTCGGTAAAAGATGTTGAGATGGGTTACGAGTTCAACATTAAAAGTTTCATTCCCGAAGGGATTATCTTTTTGGAATACAACCCCCGTCGTTTGTGGGTTGAAGTCAAGTATGTTGGCGGTTACGAAACACTTCCAAATGATTTGGTTTTTGCCATCGGGGAACTTGCTTATTACCTTTTCAAACACGAACCCAACATTGAGAGCCTTCGTGGTGGTGATTTTACCGTCAACATTGCTGACTTACCGCAGGTTGTGTTGGAAGTGTTGAACCGTTACCGGGGGGAACTATGATGCGTGTTCTTGTATCCCTCTATCGTTATATGACAACCATCCAGCCCGACGGTAGCCCTACCAAAACACGAGAGTTCGTGCGGAAATTCCCTGCGTTGCTCATCCCGATTTCTACCACTGAACGTCTTTCCCTGTTTGGCGATTTGGGAATTGTTGAGTTTCGTCTTTACCCGCTCACATCTGTGGAGATTAAGCCTCAAGACGAGATTGAAATCAAAGGTGTGACCTATCAAATCGTGAATGTGACTTATTCCAATACACGATACATTCCCATTTCAGTAACCCTCCGTCGGGGGGATATAAATTGATGCGTGAAAACGAAAAGTTGGAGAGAAAGTTAAACGAGTTGATTCCGAAAGTGAAGGAAGCGTTTGTTAAAGGTGGACACAACATAGTGATGATAGCGAAAGGTTTAGTTCCCGTTGATACTGGACGGTTGCGTGCAAGTATCTTTGTGAAAGAAAGCGATAATCGGCTGGAGATAGGAACGAATGTTCACTATGCCCCTTTCGTTGAGATAGGACACAATCCCGTTATTTTGCCTGTGAGGGCGAAAGCCTTGCGGTTTAGGATTAGAGGGGTTGGCTGGATTTTTGCAAAACGTGTCGTGCAAGGTGAGAAAGGAAAATCGTCTCAATGGGAAAAGGTTGGTGGTAAGATAGCGAAACCGTTCCTTCGTCCCGCAGTGAATGAAGGTGTCCCCAAGTTGATTGAGGACATTCGCAGGACGGTAAGAGAGGTGTTGAACCGATGATTTACCCTGCGATAAATGTGTTGGCAAACAAGTTACGGGAAATTCCGGGTCTTAATGTCATCGTCGGGTCACTTCGGCAGCATCATGTTACTATTCCGACCCCCGCAGCAATTATCGTCCCGCTTGAGTTCAAAACCGCTCGGCATGGCACTCAATATGTTGAAGTTTCAGAGACCTACGAAGTTGCTATTGCCGTTTCGGCTCGGCAGTCTAACCCATATCAAAATCTACTTCAACTCGTCACTCAAGTGGCAAAGGTTTTAGATTTGTGGCTACCTGAAGCGTGGAACGATGCGATAACGGTTAAAAATGTGAATATTTCTTCGGTCAAGTTTGATACTCATCCCGAAGCCGACGATTTGGGGTTGGTTGTGGCATCAATTGAGGTCACAATCGGGTATTATGCTGTTTGAAACGATTTATACATATAAATGCTTTTGCTTGTAATCTAAATGATGATGGTGGTGCGGAATGAAGTTGAAATCTAGGGAGTTTGTTCTGCTTATCGCTATTTGTTGCATTACACTACTTGAGGCAATAGCACTTTTGAAGGGGATTGACGGTCAACTTTTCGCCACCTGTGTTGGGGCAATTTCAGCGATGGTCGGTTACTTGTTCGGCGTAACTCTAAATGAAAGAGGTGATAGAAAATGAAGACAGCGATTAAAGATGTCTTTCTTTTGGCAGCGGAAAGCGAATATGGAGAGGAACCGACCAGCCCTGAATACACGAGTTTCAAATTCATCAACGGGGGCTCGGTTGAAATCTCGGAAGGATTAAAAACGGAGAAAGGCATCGGGGGTATTATTGCAGTTCACAGTTTGATTGAGCCAAGTCTTTCCGTTGAGGGGTTACTTTCCAGTGACGATTTGACTTTGCTGAACGGTCACTTTCCCGCTAGCAACTTTGCCCCGAAATCATTCACTATACTGGCTGGAAACTCCGATTTAGGTTTCGGCGTTAAGGCTTACGGTTCCATTCCTTCTGAGATTTCACTTGAAGGCAAGGTTGGTGAGGCGGTTAAGTATAGTGTGAAGTATGAGGCGATGTTCGTTGAGACAATGACTACACTTCCGAGCCCAACTTCACCAACGAGGACGGGGATTTTGATGTGGCATGACGGCATCGTGAGCATCAACGGCAGTAACTATCATGTTTCCGAATTCAAACTCACATTCAAACAAACAATTCACTTAACCGCAGATATTTCATCTGCCAAACCGGCAGGACGGAAACGAGGTCGTCACATCATCGCGTGGGGTTTCCCTGAAGTTGAATTTTCCGCAAAAATTTTCGTTCCGTTCCCGACCGGTATCGCTCAAGATAGCCCTTTGACCGTTGATGTTACCGTTACCATCGGTAATGTCACCTACAGCCTTAACGATTTATGGATTGAAAAAACTTCGTATCCCGTCAAAGGCGGGGACGATTTGTGGGTTATGGACATTTCGTTGAAAGGACACGAAAGTTGTTTGAGCATCTCATAGGGTAGTAAAAAATGGAGGCGTTAGAAGCATGCTCACGAAGTATGAGCGATATGCAGTCTCAATCGCTGCCACCAAGTATGGGTTTTTTGATTTCGCAAACCACCTCGGCGTTTCACCTAAGCGATTAGCGATGTGTTTGAATGGCAAAACCGATTTAGAAGTTGAGAGGAAAATCCGTGCGAATTGGAAACTCGTGAAAGAACTTCTCTATGGAGGGGGGACAAAGCGGAATGAAAGATGAACTGCAGATACTTGCAGGTAAATCCCCTGAAATACTGAAAAATTTGCGATGGAGGGATTTGGTTGAGTTTGCGGAGACTTTCGGGGTTGGTATTGATGAAATTGAAGAATTGAAGGGGGCTGAACGAGTTAAGGCAATCGCATGGCTTTATTGGGTAGCGTTAGGACGACAAGGCTCTTTTGATGAATTTCTAGATACTAACCTGCCTACCGATTTGTTTTGAGCAACATCGTGTAAACGATGAGATAGAACCGATATCGCCAACCGCTCTTTACATTGCTCTATGCCAAAACGGCATCCACCTTACCCCGTCGGAGTTTCTTGATTTAACTATTGGACAGACGGAGTTGCTGTTAACGAAAGTTGCGGAATGGAACGAGAGAGTTGCTGAAGAAATAGAAAGACGAAAATAAATGCTTTTGGTGAAGGAAAATGGCTTTAGAGGAACTCAAAATCATCATTTCGTTGGTTGACGAAGTTTCAAGTGCGTTAAAGTCAATCCAAGAAAACCTGAAGTCAACTGCCGATGCTGCGAAATCGTTGGGGGATGCCGTTTCGGCTTCCGCAACTTCAGTGTCGGCATCGGTAGGGGATTTATCGTCTCATTTTTCTGCAGCCACCAACGCAACTGAAGTTTTTGGTGAACGCCTGAGAGAACTCGGAGAGAAACTGGAAACAATCGGTAAGAAAATGATGGTTGTTGGTGGGGCTATTACGGGGTTTGTGTCCGCATCAATGGCGTGGGGTTCTCGTTTGGCTTCTCAACTCTTAGAGTTAAGTAAGGCAACGGGGATTTCCGCAGACAGACTTTTTGTCCTCAGGGAAGCCTTGAAAGAAAACGAAGTTAACTTTGATGCCATCGTCTCCACTCTACCTCGTTTTTCCCGTCAATTGCTTATGTTGAAGGGGATGGGGATTGAGGAGTTCGCTCGGATGTTGGGTTACGAATTACAGAAAGTCGGTAAGACCACGATTATTCCTCCTGATGCTTACCGAGCCTATAAGTATTTCCAGAAACTCACTGATGAAGTTGAACAGTTGTCACGAGCGGGGGCTGACCAAATAACTATTTTTCTTCGTGTCGTCAAATCCCTTCAACAAATCCGAGACGAAACCGTTCGTTCGGCTTTGGCTTTCATGCTTTTCAGAGGGGCTGCTTTAGAAGCAGAGAAATTGCTGAGAACTCCGCCTGAGGAACTTTCAAGAAGTCTTGAAACTTTCCGAAGGATTGCCCCGTCAGCGGAACTCGTGAAAGCCTACGACGAATTGGGGGATGCTGCATCTACGGCGTTGATGGCGGTTCGTGTAGCGTTGATGGAAGCATTTGCCCCTCTCATCCCCGTCTTGAAATCTTTCTTCAACGCCGTGATTTCCCTATCCGAAGCCTTCAGTAAATTACCAGCCCCTGTTAGGGGGACAATTGGTGTCCTCATCGGGTTATCAGGTGTGTTGTTGGTTGTCGGTGGGTTAATTCTGACCGTTGTCGGTAAAATCCTTTCGTTATATGCGATGTTGAGTATGGCAGGCGTGTCTTTAGGTGGGCTCGTTGCCACCATCGGTGGGGCTATTTCTGCGGTTGTGGGGTTCTTCAGTGGTTTACTTTCCACGATTGTGTCGGTCGTCGGAGCGATTTTAGGGGCAATTGGGGCAATCGTTGGGCTTCCAGCGTGGCTGGTCGGGTTAATCATAGCAGCCATCGTGGCAGTCATTGCTGTCATCATCGTCTATTGGGACAAAATCAAATCGTTCTTTTCATCCCTTGCTGATTGGCTTTCGGACATTTTAGCGAAGGTGATGGTGGCGGTTGCGGGGATTTGGGACAAGGTGAAGGAATGGTTTGCAGGGGCTGTAAGGTGGATTAAAGAAAAGGCATCGGAGTTCTTTGATGCGGGTAGGCGGATAGTCATCAGGATTTACGAAGGGATTAAGTCGGTCATCATGTTACCAATCAACGCCATCAAATCTCTCGTGGAGAAAATCCGAAGATACTTACCGTTTAGTCCCGCCAAAGAAGGGGCGTTAACTGATTTGGACAAAGTAGGTTACGGGTTTGCGAACACTATCGTCTATACACTCCGAAAGGCTCGTGAACCAATCGTAGAAGAAGTCAGAAACATCGCAAAGAACATGTATAAAGCAGCATTGTTGTTTTATACAATTCCTATGATAATTCCACACGGGTATAAAAAGGCTCGTGAACTAGCCTTAACTGAAATTGAAAAACTTACGATGATTATGTTGGCTCCGGCATATTCGTTTCGTGTAATCCCTTCGGTATTTATACGGAGGCATATTACCTTGAGTATTACGGTCACATCGGACAAGTATGTTGACGAGAAGATAAAGTATTACCTTGAGAAGGAATTACCAAGGGTTCTCCATCGGCTCATTTGGGGACGATAGCGATGCGGATGCGTGAGTTTTTCCTTCCACCAACTCGGTTGATTAAAGAACTTCGTTTCGTTATCGTCAGTAAGGGTTACTTTTACATCCCGAACGCTTACTACCCAACCGATGGTTTTCCGCAGTATTACATTGATAAAGTGAACTTGCGAACGAACGCCCCACTCGGCTTTCCGCTTCATGGAACTTATTGTATTACGCTACACAAAATAAACGATTTTGCAATCCGTTCTCTGCGTTTAGATATAAATTCCTATCCGCTTTTGCCTTATGTTCGTTACGCTCAAAATAACTACAAAGGCAACAATTGGATTTACGAAACTCAAATTCCATACAATTGGGCGTTACCGATACAAGACCCCAACCAACCGCATCCGCTCATCTTATCGGCATGTAAGTATGCTTCTCACTACAATCGCCCACTCGGTTCTAATATTGCTTTTGCGGAGTTTCTCATCTACGGCAGGTTCATGTTTGAAGGTAACGAGCCTGTGGACGGTTATTTAGTTTATTGGCTGTTTCAGGATGCCAACCCAGAAGACAGTAATATTGATTTGAGTGAATATAACCCTAACCTGAGTGGAACTGTATCGTTACACGAAACCGATATATCGGATTACGGGACTTGCAAGCGAATGAGGAGAGATGATTTCAATTCGTTGTTACTTTACCAACCTGATAAACCCGATTTATTTACCCCTTTGTTCATGAACACCAACAAGAAAATGAATTTCATTTTTGATAGTTACCGTGATTTGGGAACGACACCAATGTTTTGCATGAAGCAAACCGCCTTCGCTGTGAAGGTTACACACCGTAACAATCAACACTATCACGATAATTTAACTTACTTTGCCGTCCCAATTTTCCGAATGTTCCTGCCGAAGGCTACACATCCGATGTTGGAGTTCACTTCCTCGTGGGAAATCCGTGAGTTACAGGAAAGTGATTTGAAACCACCACGCCCCAACCACAAATTTTTACCGAACCCAACACTGCCTCCCGAAGGTGAAAACAACCCAATCCCGCCAGAAATTGTTGATGAAGGCAACTTTGATTTCTGGAAAGCGTTAAGCCAATTCGTGGGCACTAAAGGTATCGTTATAACTACCAACATATCACGAATTCAGAAAACTGCAGAGTATTTTTACGCTTACGAATACATACCAGGTAAATGGGAACTTGGCGGTTTAGTTCGTAACTACGAGGTTTTTGACGACAGTGGTAACCGTGTTTTCAAATGGTTTTTACCCTACAACGGCGTGTTATTACGAACACCAATCGTTTACAATAAAGCAATCCTTTCCGACTTAGGTGGGTTCGTTCACTTCTCCGTCCCGCCTAACTTTAACTTTCACTACAGAATTCTCAGTTACAACCAACCGCAATATCACCACGAGACACTTCTTTCCTATTATTGGGGACATGTCCCCTACCAATCCCCGTTGGATTTAAAAACTAAACCGCAGGTTCTCAACCGTAAGGGACAAAACGAGTTTCGGTTACTTTGGGCTTTCTCATCACAGTGGAAGGAAGTTGATTACGATGCGGGGGCTCGGATAGTGAAAACTTTGTTCAGGGTAGGTGATGATGACTGATGCAGGGGTTCATTCAGAAAGATTTCGCTAAAGTGGAATATTTTGATTACATCGTGGGAACAAACGATTTGGGTTTCTCTCACGAATTTTGGATTTACGCTGGTGCGAGGGTGTTTTGTGTTTTATTCCCATCAGGTCGGTCTAACTACCTTCGTTACTTCCTTTACCGTCGTGAACAAGGTGACAACTACGAAGTTCATTTGAAACAGTTTACGTTAATTGACCAACGAACCGTCTACCATATAGATGTTCCCAACCTACGCATCGTTTTGGTGTTTAACCCTGTCGGGGTTGTTGAGTTTTACGAAGACTTCACGGAAGCGGAGTGGAAAAAGTTGACCGAATATTTCCAGCCCACTGAGTTTTCCAACTATCCCATTGTTTTCACTAATGCTAAGACCGTTACCGACGATTTGGGGACGATTGTAGCAATTTACACGGAAGAAAACGAGCGTGTCTACACTGAAAATTATGTTGATGCCATTTACTCTGTCGTGAATTTCACATTTTACCGACCCGACCGACCTCGGGAAAGCGTTTCAGTAACCCGAGGGTTCGTCCTACCTGACGGTCACGCATTGAAAATTCAACCGCCACCAAGTCAGCAAGCCATCAGCGTTTACGATGTCCACAGTGAAAGCGGGGTAATTAGAGAACTTTGTCGGTTTCGGTTAAAAGAGTAATGTATGTTACCCGTGAAGTCATTCGTAAATCAATTTATACATATAACTTGTTATCCGCATGGTTCCCCGCAAACTCACGAAACTTCGTTTTTTAAGTGAAAGTGGTGATGTCTTGTGAGTTACTACCAAAACCCTGTGACAGTTCAAGTGAAAAGAGCGGATGCAAAGTTTTGGGGAACGGGAAATCAATTGGGTTTCGTTTACGAAGTTTCACCAAGGGGTAATTATTTTCCCGTTAAGACCACGAACGGGGACACCATCTATTTCAAAAAGACCGAAGCCTCGTTCGGAGAACAAAGTGAAGTTTTCTTTTACCAGATACCTAAACAGTTTGACGAATTCGTTCCCGAAGGTTTGAGAGAGGTTTACCCACCAATTTGGGCTGGGATTAAGGGTTACCTTGTGAACGGAGGGTTAAATCTCGGTGGAATTCCCTTACTCATATACACTGTGATGCCACCTTTACGCCCTGATGACAAGATTAACTTCCTTCAAATCAAACTTCACGACATCGGTTGTGAGTTAGTTGTAACCCCAGCAGGAAACGGAATAGGTTGGTTTTTGAGGTCACCAACGAACATAACACTTGCCTACAGTAAACATCCCCACAGTGTTAACCGAGCGGAGTGGGGCTCTTATGTTTTTTCCCTTTTCGTAGATTACAAGGTCATTTTTTCTCGTGGCGGGAAATGGTTGTGGTTTCGGTTGGGAATTAACGACAGCGTTGAAGAATTTTGTGTTCCGTCCCCGACGATTTCGGCATTTTTGAGCGGGGATGTCACACTAATCGGTTACGGAGCGTTTCGTTTCTTCACGGCTCTTTACGATGTTGCCCCATTCACGCTCTTTAATTTAACCTACCCCGCAAACCTTGCCCCGCATCAAATTCTGTGGGTTGAAGACAGGGCTGGAGGTTTAATTTACCACGAGGATAATTATTTTCCCGAACGAAGTAGTAACAAGGTTGGAGTTGTTTTACGGAGGTGTATCATCTACCACAAACCCACGATTAACCATTTAGGGATATTCACAGATGTAACTGCGGGGATTGAAGATTTATCTTGGAGTATTGATGGTGGAAGGTTAACCGTGAAAGGTGACACAACCATCGGGATGGGCGATGCGTTGAAGATTATCATCGGCAACACGGAGTTCCTTTATAGGGTTAAGAGCGTTGAAGTTGAGCATTCAGGGGATGAGATTAACATCACGAGAAAAACGATAGAGTTGGAGAACCCGTTGCTAGCGAATTATCACACAGTCCCCATAGAGTTCAACCCCTACCTGTTACGAGTTTCGGACATTATTAAAGCGATGGGGTGCTGTATTCACCTTAACTTCAATATAGTCCATGGTTCGGTTTTGAACGATAGCGATATTGCGTTGCTCAACGATAGATTTTCGTTGAATTCGCCACAGGATTGGGCTGAAATGTTGTTGAAAATCGCTGGAAAAGAAGACGGGGCTCGTTGGTGGGTTTGGGGTAACACAATCTACTTGCAAACCCCAAGGCAAGCCATCACATTCAACCCACCACCTACATCACAAGTGATTTCCTACCGGATAGTTGTAGATACTTCCATGCCAACAATCGGAGTTGTTGGAAACAAAATCATCGTTTCGCCCGATGCTAACGAGCGTGGGGTTTCCATCCGAACGGGGGGCTACCCCATCCGTTACCGAGAGTTTTGGAAAGTTAAGGGTTTGTTCGTTTTACCCGAAGGTGGTTATGTTGCCTACTCAAACAAGAAAGCGGAAGTCACGAAAGTCAGTTGGAGTATCACAGCCCCGCACGAAGCGGAAACGGAAGTTGAGTTGGAGGTGATTTGGGCGTGAGGATAAGTTTAGAAACTCCGAATTGGCTTAAAAGGGTTATATCCCAATCCGTTCAAGCCACCATCGTCCCCATTCTTCAACGATTGGACATTCTGAACTTACAAGAAACTGTCTTTTTTGTCATCGGAAACTTCATTCACGAAGTCGTGACGGTTACCGAAAGCGTGGCAACACGAATAATTGAAATCGTTTCACAGTTAATTTCCGAGACGGTTGCAATAACCGAACAAGTCATCGTTAACATTTCAGGTTACATCACTGCCTCTGTCTCTGAGTTAGTTCAACTCGTTGAAAATGTATCAGCCATCGTTGGGGAATTTGTTTCCCGCTCGGTCACGGAAATCGTCAGTATCGCTGAAAATGTTGTGTCTACTATCTACGAAGCGATTACAATAACCCGCTCGGAGTTAGTGAGTGTAATAGAAAATGTCACTGCCATTCTAACAAGCGGGGGTAATCTTCAATGGGATTACTCAACCGCTTACGACCAGCAGGGAAATCAAATTAATCTTGACTTGTCCCCGCTCCAAGACAGCAACACATCAACATCAGTTAGTATCTACTATACACCGTCAGTGCCGTCCAACCCACGCAGATTTGTGGTAGGTTGGAACGAGGCAAGGTGGTTCATGCAGATTAACATCCATGTCAACGGTTACACACCAAGTAAGCAGTTGATTGTTACTATCCGAGACAGTTTCGGTTACTCTCAAGTGTCCGTCCTTAACTTAACAGGAACGGGTTGGTATTATGTCTACCCTGACTATTACGAGATTAGTAATGTGAAGGAAGTTGAATTTGCCCCCGACACTTCAGTGTTAGGTTACATCGGGATTTCCGAGGTTTGGTTCATTGAAATCTAATTGAACTGTGGTGATGAGTGATGATTTGGACTAACTTCCTTAAAAGGCTTATTGATTGGTGGCGTTACGGCGAATGCATTACAGTTAAAGGCATCGTTGAAGTCAAGTTGATTGATAACAAATCAGGCAAACTCGTCTACTACGAGCGTGGTGAAAATAAGGTAGTTAGGCAAGGTCGTGATTATGCTCTGAAAAACATCATCAAACACACCACCACCTACAATGCTAACTATCTGTGTCTCTCGTCTAACTCCACAACGCCCGCTGATACTGAAACGAGTGTCCCGAACTTGATTACACCGGTCAAAACCGCAACTAAGTCCGTCGGAACGGACACGAATGGAGAGCCTTACTGCCAGTGGTTTGCAGAGTGGGGAACGGACGAGGCTAACACTACAATTAACTCAATCGCAATCGCCGAAAACTCGGACGGGACAGGAGAATGGTGTAGATATGTTCTCTCAAGTAGTATAAACAAAACGAACACGCAAATCCTGCAAGTCACTTACAGGTGGCAACTGAGTTCGTCTTAATGACATCACTTACGAACATCATCACGAATGACTAACCAGCCTTGCCAGAGCGTTAGGATGGTATCGTCTTTACGACCTTCAAATTCGCACCTGTAGATGCCGGGAACGCTCGTTTGTTCACTCGTGAGTTTCGCCGACACTATCCCATTTACTAAGTCAACGGGTCTTGTTTCTACATCAAACAAAACCTCTCCATTCGGCTTAATTGCGGTAAAGTAGACAGTGTAACCATCCAAATTTAACGGGTTGTTTTCAGCATCGTAAAAGACGAACTCTATTTCCGGAGTATCGCCACGATAGACTTCAATGTGAAACTCTTCCATTTCCGTCACCCCTTAAGCAATTAAATTCTTTTCCGAGTTTTTCACGGACTTTCTTCATTATTTCGTTCAATTTCCAACTCGTTATCCCCAATAGTTTTGCAACTTCAGGTTGCGAGTAACCGTCCATCAGCAAATTTACGATTGTTTTTTCTTGAGACGAAAGCAGTTTTTCTATCAAATCCCTAATTTCTACTTCCTCATAGCCATGCTCATAATAATACAGTTCCGGAAGACAATCTTCTTCATCATCAGCATCTTCATCGTCTTTTTCAACTAAACCCTCAAAATTTAACTTTATTGCTTCTACGTCCATCACTCTTTTCCCCTGAACCCACACAACGATGGGGAAAGCGTTTTTCGTAATCCAGTTTAGAATGAACCCTTGAACGTATTTCCGCAGGAAATCAAACGGGCTGGTTGTTGGCTTCAATTTTGTGATAGCATAATACAACCCCTCCATCGCAGCCAAGTCTAAATCTTCACGTTGAACATAACCTGCGAAATGGTTCATGTATTTAACACAATACAACATCCATGTATCCCTCCCAATCACCCATAAAGTTTCAAAAAGTTTGTATTTGTCATAATTTCCGTCTTTCAGGAATTCGTGAACAATAGCATTGATTTTACATCTCTCTATATTAATATCATATCGTCTCTTAGTCAATTGTTCCCCATTTTCTTCTATTTCCCTGTTTTTCAACTCTTCACGAATAATCATGTTGATTTTGTATCTTTCGGGAAGGATGCCAAACCGCCTCACAGTAGGTTGCATCCTTTTGTCATCATAACTTTCATCTTTCGTAGTTTGTGTTTGCCCATCTAACCCCATCTCTTTCATGAATTTTTTGCGAACCGATTTTATTATGCTTAAAACTTCTCGTTTGCTAATCTTTAAAATCCTAGCAATTTCTTCTTCAGTGTAACCATCCATTAACAAATTCACAACCGATTTTTCTTGAAACGAAAGGAGTTTGTTTATCATATCCCTTATCTCAATTTCTTCAAAACCGGCCTCGTGATAAATTAACTCTGCGATAATATCCTCTCCGTTGTCATTGTCATCGTCATCGTCAACGAGACCTTCATGGTTTAAACGAATCACTTGCATGTTTTCTATTCTGTCTTCCTTCTTGCCCATAACAACCGGGAACGCATTTTGTGTAACCCAACCCATGACAAACCCCTTGACACATAACCGCAAGTAACTAAAAGGGTTTGATGTTGGCTTCAGTCTCGTAATTGCATAATACAAACCTTCCTTCGCAGCCATCTCTAAATCCTCTTCAAGGACATGCCCTGCAAAGCGTTTGGTGAAGTTTCTGTATAACGATTTCCACGACTCCTTGCCGACTTCCCACAAAATCTGGAACAATTTTTCATTGTCACGGTTCTCGTCTTTCAACGCTTCATAAACAATAGCGTTAATTTGCTGTCTCTCAGTATTGACATCTTTTCGTCTCTTAGCCAAGTGCTTCTTCAGTTTCTTTTCAATTCTAATTCTCTTTATTTTGCTCATGTCCATCCAAGTTCACCTCCAACCGAGCTCGTCCTTCAATTTTTCCCGTGCAGACTTCAACGCTGCTTCAATCTCGTCTTTTTCAACACTTAGCATGTCTGAGACCTCACTGATTGAGTATCCCTCTACTATGTATGATACTACCTTTCGCTCAAGTTCTGAGAGTTTTTTCTCAATCACATCTCTAATTTCAATCTCTGCGAATCTATCATCGTAAAAAATTAATGCTTCAGGGCAAGGTTCGTCTACTACATCTTCATCGTCGTCAATGAAGGTATCAAGCGGGACTCTTTCAATCTCATCAACTTTTTCATCACTTGTATGGGGAACACACAAAAACGCTGTCTTCTTGATTTGTTCTAAGATGAAACCACGAACGCATCGTCTTATATAGGCAAAGGGGTTCGGAGTTTGCTTCAGTCTCGTGATTGCGAAATACAAACCCTCTCTTGCTGCTATTTGAAGGTCTGACATCTGAACATAGTTTTTTAAACGGGAATAATAACTGTCAATCAAACTTAGCCACACATCCTGCCCGATTTCCCATAGAGTGGTGAAGAGTTTCTCGTTATCACGATGTTCATCCTTCAACGCCTCGTGAACGATTTCGTTGATTTGTTTTCTGATATAACTCGTCTTGCTCTTTTGCTTTTTCATTCGCTAACGACCTCGTTCGTTTGACTACCTTCAGTAAATTCTCCGAATTCAAATCAAACCACACACCTCCGGGCAAAACACGAAAGTATTTTTGCTTGTCATGACTAACGCAAACATGCAACGCTGCAACTTTCAACTCGTCTGCTAACGACTTCAATATCGTGGTCGGTTTTCTAATATTTCGTTCACCAACTTCACCTTCAACAAGTGCTACGATTTCGTAATTTTCGTCGTAAATGACAGCATCAATGTCAATGCAAGATATGTTTGTCGGGGCTAACTCACGATGTAGGGTTTCAAACGCAATCGTGTCCACGAGCGTTGTTGCGGGGGCAATGAATTGAAGCGAATTGATGTCTGCCTCTCTGAACTGCCACTCAAAACGAAACTCACAGCGGGGGCAATTTTGAGGAATGAATTCGTAAGGTAGTAATTTTCTGAAAAACTCAACTGCATCTACGACATCTCTTTTGTATTTTTTGTTGACAACGAAGATGTAACCGACGAGTTGACGGGATAGACAACACATAATGTAGGGGACATTCAATTTCAACGCAAACAGATAAGCATCATGTTGAATTAAAATACTTATCGGAGACATCCCCGCTGAATGTGTGAGGACAAGTAACGGGGCACGACATCTTTGACAATCGTAAACTTTTGCGATACTACTTAATGACCATCCCTTGGGTAATGCTTTAAAC